GAGCAAAACGCTCAACTGCTGAATTAGCAATTAAGTCTTGGATTACATTAGAACCCTGCTCTTCGAGAATATAACCATTGGCTTCTGTAAAATCTGTTCTTGCCATGTTTTATTTCTCCTTATTTAAGTTAATTTGAACTATTGAAAATAGATTATCGTCCAATATATCTATGGTCGCAAGTCCAAACGTCCATTTGGTGCCTTGCATCCCATAATTATACAATATTTAATATCTATTTTCTACCTAAAACAGCCAATGCTTGCATTTCTGATGCAGATAATTTCCTATCTACTGGTTGTGCTTGCGCTGAATCTGCTTTTCCTGCTACTAGCAACTTTGGATCAAATATTTCTGGAAAATCTTTCTTTAATCCCTCAATTTGATCATCTAATCCAACTACATTTAATTCTTCATCAAATGTTAAGTCTTCAAATTTGATAAATTTAAGAACTCTTTCGTGATTTCCCACCCAATTTGTTTTAAGTTCAGCCAATACCTTTTCTCTTAGCAATTTGCCAGAAAATTTAGCATTGTCCTGCTCATATTGTGCCAATTTGGCTTCTAGAGTTTCTTTTTCTTCTCTAGCTAGTTTTGCATCCTTCTTGGCACGGTCCAAAGCTGCTAGAACAGCTGCTGGATCTTTAATCTCTTCGGACGTACCATCCTGTTGAGTTGTTTCTTCCATTATTATCCTTATACTTCATTATCAGCTGCTGCTGCTTGCAGAGCTAAATTATTTGCATTTAATCCAGTACCACGTAATGATACTTCTGTTGGACTTCCTACCTGATCAACTCCAGAAGCATCTGCAATTATTTTTGCTATTTCTGGATCATAACCAAGCTCAATCAAAATTTGTTCTAGTGGCATACCAACACTCTTCTTACGAACAGCTACATCCCACTGATCAACTTCGTCAATTGTTTCAGAATTTGACCAATCAATATCAATTGATGCAGTTATTCCTTCAATCTTAAGCATGAATAAGAATAAATCTTTCCATGTTGATTCAAATGCCATTTGACGATTAAGAACCTTTTTTGTCAATGGAGCTTCAGCTACACGCAAAGCAGCTCCTGCTGGCAAATAAGTTGTACGCATAAAATAATGCGTTGGAGTTGATGTAATTGCTGCCATTTGATTGACGAATTCAATTACTGGTTCTGTAAATGTTTTTGAATCTGCTGCTGGGAACTGTCCAACTGCTTGAACACCTTGTAGATACCATAATTCGCCAGGACCATTCTTTAATGAAGATAGATTTTCTCTAGCAGTATCATTTTCAGAAAAATCTTCCAATTCTGCAGTTTGTCCGCCAGTTGTAAGTGCATATCTTTGTGGTGCACCTTGATAGTCGACAGTAAGCATATGTGTATTAATTAATTTATTAATTGCATCTTGAGGTCCAAACGCATCTGCATGTTCTGGACGGCCATATGGCTTATGTGTTCTGAAATGGAATACAGGAATTTCTCCCCAAGGATTGCTAATTGTATCTGTTAAAACAAAATTAGCTCCATTTGGAGTTCCAATATTTTCAATTTCACCATATCCTACATATTTTTCAATACGATCTGGATAGTAAAGATTTAAATGAATTTGTTTTGTATCGTAATCAGCATATTGCCACATTTTTGCTGCAAACAATTTCTTGCGTGGATTTTCTTGATCATATACAACCACAGTTGTAAGTGGTGAATTATAATCAATTGCTAACTTTCCATTTTCATCAGGCCATACAATGGCATATGAATCACCATAGATTAATGTATTTCTATGAATTTCATTAATATCAAGCTTAATATCTGCTTGCTCTAATAATTCTTTAAAATATTCATCTGCAACTGGTGAACTTGTTTCAATTTGTTCGATTTCTACACGATTTAATACTGCATCAACAACAGTTTTGCTAAAATTAAATCTAAAATCGCTTTGATTCTTTTGAAATAATTTGAACCATCTTTGATTCATAAATACTTCTGGCTGTGTACCTTCATAATACATTTCAGCACGGTTATAGCCCTCTTTTTTGGTTAAAATATAATCCAAGGCTAGTCTAATATCATCCATGTTATCTCCTAAAATAATTTAATTGTTTTGCAAGTACTTTTGGAGTCTTATCATCTAGAAAATAAAGAATTCCAGAAACTACTGCATCTATAACGTCATCGTGGGATATCTTTGGGAATGCCCACATTTGTTCTTCCAACGCTGGAAAATGTGATGTATGTCGAATTTTTCCCTGTTGGTAAAAGTTCAAAGCTTTTCCTGCACGGATCTGCTTTGATACTGATTGCTTAACAGAACGATATTTAACTTGGATATCTTTGAAGACGTCTTGCCAAAGATCTCCACCTTGGTTAGTTTCTACATAGATTACACCAGGCTGATATATATCTACGAGTGATGCCACTCGCTCTGCTAATTCTGATGGTGATACTTTTATCTGCATTGCTTCACGCACATAAATATTATCATCATCACCTCTGGACAATACAGCTATGCCTGTATAGTCAGAAATCTTTGTTTTTGTTACTGCTGGATCAATAGAAATAATTGTATTTCCATATTCTTCCAATTGATTTATAATTATATCTTGTTCTGTCCAAAAATTACCATCAGCATTAACTGGCCTATTCATATAATTCTTTGCAAAGTCACGCAAGTGACGCTGGCTAAGAAGCCAGTCTAGAGGCCACTTCTGAGGCCATACGGAGCGTTCTGAGCCATCTTCAGCGGTCATGATGGCTGGGAAGTAGTGAACACGCACATTCTGGTCTGTAATCCATTCTAATGCCTTATCTGTTTGTCCTTCAGAATGCTTTCTAAATTGATCCATCATAGAATTAGGCATAGTGGTAGTTCCCACAATAATCATACGAGCATATATATTCATAGGAGCAATATCATCAAATACAGTATTTCTTTGTTGGCCTGCCTGATATTCTGAGTAATTCTTTTCACCCTTTTCAATATCATCTAGGATAATTAAATCAGGACGCTGTCCAAATACCTTTTTACCCAATGAGTTAGTATCAATTCCATTTGCATCAAATATAAAGTCATTTGACTGAACAATTCTCCAGGAATTATTAGCCATTGATCTTCCTGTACCCGCCAATTTAGGAGTACATAGGGATGGATAGTCTGCTCTTAGATATTCATTAGTATCTAGTTCATTTTTAAATGTCATCAAGTGAGTCTCAGCCTGTGAGGCTGCATCTGAAAAGGCTGCTACGAATTTAATATGCCCATGGGCGGCAGCCCATAGTGGCAAGATTAAAAAGATCCATGTAGACTTTCCACATTCTCTAGGTGCTATGAAAGCATCTCTATGTTGTTTAGGTCTAGTTGGAGGATTGATCCATGTCTTTCCATATTCAGCCAGAGCCCAATGGAATTCAGATAATGTCAATTCATCCTGTGCATTCTTTAAGTGATGCGGCAAATATATAAGAGCAAATAGCATAGGATCAAATTTAGTAAGTTCACGCCTACCCTCTGAAATTGATAACAATTGAGGATTAATATCTGCTAAATATTCTTCTAGTTCCAATGTACTCCTTGACATATATTAATTTTTACTGTAGAAATTTATTTACAGGTAAAAAAATTTTTTTTTCAAACTCTCCCTTATTTCGGGTGGTCTAAATCGTGGAAATGTTAGAAACATTATCTTTAATTAAATTGTTTCTTAACTTTGCTTCATTTAGCATATCAACGATTGCTAGATCTGTTCCATCTTTAGATCTATTTTCATTAATATTTGTAGACTTACCTTCAATTAGATTGATTGTTTGAATTGCTTTATGAATAGCATTTGATAGTTTATTGATATCTTCTGCTAGTAGATCATCTTCATATAGTTTCTCTACTGATCTATCTATTACTGCCTGCGCCGCCAATATCTTCTCTTTATCCTTATAGAATATGTCAAGGTTCTTGGACATTTGGGCCAATGTATTAGATGTAGGTAAATCTAGATTCCTTTGTGTATAGAACTTCTTGGCTGTATGATAGGATTTAGGATATGATAAATATCTCATTGCTGGCCCAATTCCCATTTCATTTGCCGTTTCTATAAATTCTGATATTTGTTCTTCTGTAAATGTTGGATAACCCATCATATCTCCTTATCTATTTGTCGACATATCTATATATTGACATAGAATTTGACATTACGCACATCTTTCTGGTATTTTTAATACTTATATCAAGATTTCTTGTCATAATTCTTCTTGTTCTTCTTCTTTTTATTTAATGCTTTTACTGCTTTATATCCTGCTGCTGGTCTTTCTCTTCTTATTC